ACGACGACATGATCTTTCCGCGCGACCTGCTGGACAGCATGTGCAAGTACGAGGCTCCGGTGGTGGCGGCGAACTGCTGCCAGAAGAAGATGCCCCTTACCTACACGGCCATTGACCTTGACGGCAAGCGTATAGACTCGGCTGGCAGGGAGGGATATGAGCAGGTGCGAAGGGTTGGTACGGCTGTAATGCTTATCGACCTTAACGCTATAGCGTCCCTGCCCAAACCCCTCTTTAACTTTGAATGGAACCCTGATTCGCAGAAGCTAATAGGCGAGGATTACTACTTCTGCCGCCTTCTGGCCCGTCATAACATTCCCATTATCATTGACCATGATGCTTCGCAGCATATCGGTCACATCGGTAACTTCTCATACGGGCTTGCAGAGATATGAGCGATCATGTCCAGCATAACGTGATGCTCAACTATTTGAACTCGCTGCCTGAGCGCGAGCGCAACGTCATTCTGGCCGAAGCACAAAAGACGATGAATATGTGCTTTGTTCCAAGCCCCGGCCCGCAGACGATGGCGTATAAGTCCAAGGCAGACCTGCTGCTCTATGGTGGCCAGGCAGCTGGTGGGAAAACTGCGCTTGTAACCGGGCTTGCGTTAACCGCCCATAATCGCTCGCTTATTATGCGCCCGCAATACACTGAGCTGGCAGACATTATTGATAAGACGCTAAAGTTCTATGGAAGCCGCGATGGCTTTAATGGCAGCTCACCGCCTAGCCTCAAGACCAGGGATGGCCGCTTTATTCAGTTCGGAGCATGTGCTAACCCCGGCGATGAATACGCATGGCAGGGTCAGGGTCATGATCTGAAGTGCGTAGGAAAAGACACCCCTGTCTTGATGGCGGATGGAACATCAAAGCCTATTCAGGAAATCATAATAGGCGATATGGTGCAAACCCTGAGCGGCCCCAAAAGGGTCACGAGAATCCTGCCAAAGCGCTACGATGATGCTGTTGAGATAAACATTAACGGCATTAAGCAGGTGCAGTCAGTGACACATGAAATACTCACGACATCTGGCTGGTCCTCTTCGGCCTTCCTGGCCTCTGCTTGTGAACCCAGGTTATTTGATTCCGCTTACAGATACGCAAAACTGAACGCGAAGAAATTCCTGTTAGGCGTTCGACATCGTATATCGCATAATTACTGTCTGGCGCAAAAAACAAAACCGTTTCAATTATTTGAGGGTCGTCTATCTTCTCTGGCGAGCGCCTTTTCTTGTGCTTTATCATATCCGGGTATCTATTCCGTATTGTCATATGGTGTACGCCAAGCTCGCGAGATGTTTCCTTTATGCTCTTTGTTTGCAAAAGCTCCCGCATCTTTTGCACATCAATATCTTTCCTGCACCTATCGCCGACTTGTTTCGCATGATGCCTCCTATGCTCGCTCATTGTCATCACTTGCAAATTGCCTGGCGAGTTATCTGTTCTTATTTCGTTTTTATGGTGAACGCACTCTGCGACACTTGGGTCTTTTGACTTCCGAAGTTTACGCCCTGCTATATCCTCACCAATTACCCGGTGCTGCGGACACCAGCCCCAATAGTTCTGGATATGCGGGTATTGATTTGGAAGATACTCATAAACATACCCACCATACAGACAAGTATCCCCACCCTTATAAGAGGGAAATTTGTTTAAGCAGAAAACACCTTTTTCGTTCTTCATACAAGGTTACTCCAATAGGGCCAAGATGGCTTTATGATATAACGGTAGATGAAGTAAACCACTTCATCACACACAACGCAATAGTAAATAAAAACTGTTTCGATGAGGTCGTCAACTTCAGAGAAGATCAGGTGCGGTTTATCATGACCTGGAACCGCACGGACATTCCCGGCCAGCGCGTCCGCTCCATCTTTGCATCTAACCCTCCGATCAACGCATCTGGCGACTGGATTATTGGAATGTTCCGCCCGTGGCTGGACATTACGCACCACAACCCGGCGCAGGATGGTGAACTCCGCTGGTTTATTACGGACAAAAACGGCAAGGATGTTGAGGTTGATAGTAACGACCCTGTCCCCGATGGGTATAATTCCGACGGTACGGTGCGCTACCGCATCCCCAAAAGCCGGACATTTATCCGCGCCTCGATTGACGACAACCCGTATATCTCCGCAGACTACAAGGCAACGCTTGACGCCATGAAGGAGCCGTTTCGCTCGGCTATGCGTGACGGCAACTTTATGCTGGCCCGTAAGGACACGGATAACCAGTGCATCCCAACCGACTGGATACGCGAGGCGCAATCGCGCTGGACGCCGGAGATACCGAAGGGAGTGCCTATGTGCGCTATCGGTGTTGACCCTGCCGCCGGAGGGCCGGACGAAACCATACTGGCCCCGCGCTATGACGGCTACTTTCCCAACCTTATCTCGGTAGCTGGTACGGATACTCCATATCCGCAGGACGTAGCCGCGCTTACGATACGCTACCGCAAAGGCGATGCTGTCCCCGTCATTGACTGCGGCGGCGGATACGGTGGTGGCATTGTCAGGCATCTTGAGGACAACGGCATCAAGTGCGTGGCGCATAAGGGGGCAGAGAAAAGCAGCAAGAGAAGCGCCGACCGCCTCTATGCCTTCGCAAATAAGAGGGCGGAAGTGTACTGGCGATTCCGCGAGGCGCTAGACCCGTCGCAACCGGGCGGCTCGCCGATTATTCTGCCGCAAGACCAGAAGCTTATGTCTGATTTATGCTCGGTTTGCTACAGCATAACGCCCAGAGGCATACAGCTTGAATCAAAGGATGATGTAAAGAAGCGCCTTGGCAGATCGCCTGATCGTGGCGACGCGGTGGTAATGGCATGGAGCTACGGCACATCTATGGCGAACCTGAAAGGCGGCACGTTCGGCGGCGTGAAGAAGATACCTCAGGCCGTTCTGGGCCACATGAACAAGCGCCGGAAATAATTTTTGCTTAAACCACGTGCTCTGCTGTAAAATAGCTCATGTATTTCCATGGAGAAAGTCAATGAGCGGCATCTTAAGTACACCTAAGGCTCCTGTCATTCCTCCCCCGGCTCCCATGCCCACCCCTGATAGCGCAGAAATGGCCAAGGCCAAGAAGAAGCAGCAGGCTGCGGCCATGTCCCGCACCGGCAGGCAGTCCACTATTATGACTAATTTCGGCCAGACGGGCGGGGATAAGCTTGGTGGATAGTAAAATCCAGCATATTCGGCAGATGGCCGACACCGCCTTTGAGCGGCGCGGCTCTTTGTTGACGTTATGGCAGGAAATTGCTGACAATTTTTACCCTGAGCGGGCAGACTTTACCGTATCCCGTTCACTCGGCACTGACTTTGCCTCCAATCTGACGACGAGCTTTCCCGTTCAGGCCCGCCGCGACCTTGGCGATATGATGTCGTCTATGCTTCGCGATCAAAGCGTGTTCTGGTACAAAGTCACGACGACCCGCCCTGAGCGCCTGATGCACGAGGACAAGGTGTGGCTTGAGAACGCGGGCAAGACCATGTGGAACGCCATCTATGACCGCGCATCGAACTTCCAGAGGGCGACCAAAGAGGGCGATCACGATTACGTTTCCTTCGGCCAGTGCGCCATCTCGAAGGAAATCAACTTCGACAACCTCTCCCTCCTCTTTCGCTGCTGGCATTTGCGCGATATGGCATGGCTTGAGCAGTATGATGGTTCGATATGCCCCATATTCCGCAAATGGTGTCCGACTGCGGATGAACTGAATCAGGCCATGAAAGGCAACGTATCTCAGCACGTCAAAGAGATGCTGCAAGACCCTACCCGCCGCTTCACCACTGTCCATGTGCGCCACGCCGTTGTGCGCCCTGACATGTATGACATGGGCAAGAAGGCGCGTACCCCGTACATCTCCCTGTTCTATGAGCAGGATACGGGCTTTATTAACCGCGAGGAACAGGTATGGACGAAGATTTATACCATTCCGCGCTGGGAGACGGTATCCGGCTCGCAGTACGCATATTCCCCCGCTATCGTAGCTGCGTTGCCGGATGCCCGCCTTATTCAGCAGATGACGCTTGTCCTGCTTGAGGCGGGTGAGAAGGCGGTAAACCCCCCGCTCATTGCCACGCAGGACGCTGTACGCAGCGACGTGCATCAGTATGCCGGTGGCCTGACATGGGTTGACGCTGAGTATGACGAGCGTCTGGGTGATGCCCTACGCCCCATGACCATTAACAGCAACGGTATTCCTCACGGCTTGCAGATGCGCGAGGAAATCAAGAGAGCGATTGAAGCCGCCTTCTACCTGGACAAGATCGGACTGCCGAATCTGGGCGGCGATATGACTGCCTTTGAAACAGCACAGCGTGTTAAAGAGTATGTCCGCAAGATTATTCCTCTCTTTGCGCCTATCGAAGCCGAGTATAACGGAAGCCTGTGCGAGGACATCTTCTCGCTCGGGATTCGCAATAATCTGTTCGGCCCCATACCAGATAATCTGCGCGGTGCTGACGTGCGTTTCCAGTTTCGCTCGCCGCTGTCTGAAAACCTTGACCGCCAGAAAGCTCAGTCGTTTCAGGAGGCTAAGGCCATGCTCGCGGAAACCATCCCGCTTGACCAGAGTATTCCGCGTATGGTTAATATCCGCAAGGCGCTGAGGGATACCATGGAAGGCATCGGCGTGCCAATGGCATGGATACGCTCTGAGGAAGAAATGCAGGCAATGGATGAGGCTGATATGCAACGTCAGCAGGCTGCCGAGTTGCTCCAGACCATGCAGGCTGGCGCTACCGTAGGCAAGACCATAGGCGAGGCCGGACAGGCTATGAACAAAATGCAGATGGGAATGTAATGATATTATTCCGCGAGGACCCTGAATGGGTGAAGTTCGAGTGTGTTCGGCTTGCGCTGAATAACAAGACGCACGCAGAAGTCCCGGAGATGATTAAGCATGCGGAACAGATGTTTAACTTTATCATGCCCAAGGCCACCTGCCTTGAAATGCACGTAACTCAGGAGACAAAAGATGCCCCTAAAGTCAGGAAAAAGTAAGAAAACCATATCGTCTAACATTGGAGAAATCATGGCTTCGTACAAGAAGAAAGGCACGATTGGCACGAGCAAGCCCAAGAGCAAGAAGGCCGCTGTAAAACAGGCGGTTGCCATCTCTCTGGCAAAAGCCCGTCAGACGGGGAAGAAGAAAACTATCGCGGGCATGGCAAGTGGTAGCTCCAAAAAAGCATAACGCCCCGTATGAGGCGGTCGAATATACCGAAAAGGAAATTCGATATATACAGGCTCTGGCGCGGGGCGATGCCGCACCTGAGACGCAAATGGCGGCGCTACAGTGGATTATAAACACCGTATGCGCCACATACGATCTGTCCTACCGGCCCACATCTGACCGCGACACCTCCTTTGCCGAGGGGCGTAGGTTCGTAGGATTGCAGCTCGTTAAGATGATTAAGTTAAATATTGCCAGTTTAAGCCAACCACAAAAAGGATAATTTATGACTGAAGAAGCTGCCAACTCTGCTGCGGAAGCACAGACTCAGCCTAACCAGCAGACCACCGAAGCAACGACCGCGGCGGAAACCAAACCAGCCGCAACAACCGAAACAACCGAAACGAAACCTGCAGATGACTGGCGGGCAAGGCTTGCCAATGGTGACGAGAAAGAGCTTAAGCGCCTTTCCCGCTTTGTGTCCGAGTCTGACGTATGGAAGGCATACCGCGAGCTTGAGAAAAAGAAGTCCGAAGGTGAGCTTCTCTCCAAGTTCCCCAAGAACGGCACGCTGGAGGAAGTAAACCTGTGGCGCAAAGAGAATGGCATCCCCGAAGCACCCGACAAGTACGACATCAAGCTGGATAACGGCCTTGTCATTGGCGAAGAAGATAAGCCGATGATTGACAAGCTTGTTACGGCTATGCACGGCACGAACGCTACCAACGAGCAGGTTAAGGCGGCTATTGCCACCTACTACGAAATCAGGAGCGAGCAGCAGCAGGCCATGGAGGCAGCAGACGTTGACTTTCAGGACTCCGCCATTGCTGAACTCAAGGCCGAGTGGGGCGGTGAATACAATCGCAATACCAATATCCTTAATAACTTCATTGGCTCTGCGCCTGACAGCGTTAAGGAAATGATTAATTCTGCCCGCTACGATGGCAAGGTTATCGGCGATCATCCCGAGTTCGTGAAGTGGATGACCTCGCTTGCGTTTGAAATTAACCCTGCCGCAGTTGTTATGCCCGGTTCCGTAAACAACCCGAGCAGCGCCATTGCTGATGAGATTTCATCTATCGAGCAGATGATTAAATCACGCGATGACGGGTACTGGAAAAACCCGGCCAAGCAGGAACGGTATCAGCAGTTACTGGACGCAAGGGATAAAATTAACGCAAAAAGTTAAAGCCTACTTGCGTTAACCTTTCCTGCCGTGGTATATATATTGTAAGTATCTGCAAGGCTCCCGTTTATGGAGTCGCAAGGCCCCTCTAAGGACAACCCTTGCGCCATATTGGGCCAACCCAAGCCGATAATGAGTTCTTTATTCATTAACGTGCATTTTGGGAGGCTATTATGGCAACTACTGCACCGCAAATTCAATACCGCCAGGAGCTTATTCTTGGTTTCGAGCAGCGTAAGTCTATGCTGCTTCAGGCTGTTACCAATGAAGCTGTTATCAAGGGTAACACCGCAACCTTCCTTGTTACCAGCTCGTCTGGTGACTCCGCTGTTACCCGCAGCACGAACGGTCTGATTCCCTACCGCTCGGAAGATCTGACGCAGGTAAGCGCAACGCTGGCTGAATACCATGCCCCGTATCGCAAGACCAACTTCAACATCTTTCAGTCGCAGGGCGACCAGCGCCGCTCCATGCAGGAAGCGTCTATGGCCGTTATCAACCGCAAGGTTGACGAGCTGATTATCGAGCAGCTCGACACCGCGACCAACGACACCGGCACGGCGACCACCGGCTCTCTTGCTCTGGTTATGAAGGCTTATGCTATCCTCGGCGCGAACAACGCTGTTGATGGCGGCGTGACCTTCGTAATCACCCCGGGCATGCACGCTTACCTGATGCAGACCGATGCTTTCTCCAGCATCGAATATGCTCCGCGTAAGCCGTTCGAGGGCGTGATGCAGACCTTCCAGTGGGGTGGTTTTGACTTCATCGTTCACCCGAACCTGACCGGCAAGGGTACTTCCGCAGAGAAGTGCTATGCGTTCAACAAAGCCTCTATTGGCTGCGCTATGGACGTTTCCGGTATGAAGGTGGAGATTGGTTACGACGCTGAACAGGACTACAGCTACAGCCGCGCCTCCTTCTTCGGCGGTGCAAAGCTGATCCAGAACAGCGGCGTTGTGCAGATCAACCACGATGGCTCTGCTTACGTAGCGTCCTAATGTAAAGGCAGGAAAGGAATCTAACTATGCCCTACTCTACTTCTAACCCTCCCCGCCTCGTGCTTCCCTCGTTTACTAACGTAAGCGGTGAAATCGGCACGTGGGACTACAGCTCTACCGATGCCGGTTCTGCTGTTGACGCAAGCGGTTACATCACCAATGCCAAGGCTCTTGGCATGAAGGTCGGTGACATCGTGCGCGTAACCGATACCGATGCCTCTCCGGTCATCGTCACCCTGCACCGCGTTGTTGCTATCAACACCAACGGCTCGGCTGACCTGACGGACGGCAACAACTTCATTGTTGGTACGAACACAGACTAACTTTGAATAAGGCACTCCCCCGCTTCTGGCTCTGGCCGGTTGCGGGGGTTTGCTGTTTACAATACTTTTTGCTTCCTGTATCATAACCATGTTATTAATAATTAAGGAGCATGTTTATGACCAAGATTCTTGAAAAGTCCTTCTCCCTTTCCGAATACGCACGCCAGTCTTTTGTAGCCACGCCTCCGGCTGGCACGTCGCTGGACGATGTTCTAAATGAAAATTATTGGGCGCACGTCGCTAAGAAGATTAACCCGCATGACATTATTGAGGTCGTGCCGGAAGATGGCGCATTTTACGCCAAGCTTATCGTAACCAGCCGTGGCAGCCTGTGGGCGCGTGTGCAGAAGCTTGAGCATGTCGTGCTGGGCGGTGTCGCTCCCGCGAAGAAGCCCAACGAGGATTTTGAAATCGGCTGGGCTGGCCCGTCCGACAAGTGGCGCATTGTCCGCAAGGAGGACAAGCTTGTTGTTTCCAAGAACTTTACCTCGCGTGAGGAAGCCGACAAGTGGCTTGGTGAGCATATTAAAGAGATAGCGGCGTAGGGTAATGACCACATCAAAGCTCAGTATTTATAACGGCGCTTTGCGGTTGCTCGGGGAGAGGCGGCTCAGTTCATTAACTGAGGACCGCCCTTCCCGGCATTACCTTGATGCCGCTTATGATGACGGGCTGGTTGATTATCTACTTGAGCAGGGGCAGTGGAACTTTGCTACGCGCACTATTAAGATCACGTATGACCCTGCTGTTGTGCCGGACTTTGGTTATCGTTATGCTTATGGCAAGCCTACTGATTATGTCCGCCTTGCCGCCCTTTGTCTTGATGAATATTTCAAGGCCCCGCTGAACGAATATTCCGACGAGCAGGGCTACTGGTTCTGCGACTACGACGAACTTTACATCAAGTACATCTCCAATGACACGGATTATGGTTCTGATGTGTCGCTATGGCCACAGACCTTTGTGCGGTATGCTCAGGCAGAGCTTGCAGACCGGATTAAAGAAGAAGTAACCGGCAATGATGGTAAGTATGAGCGCATCAAGAAGGCGCTTAAGGATGCCCGTGTTGATGCCAGAAGCAAGGATGTCATGAACCGGCCTGTACGCTTCCAGCCTGCTGGCACGTTCGTAAGGGCGCGTATGACCAGCACGGTGAATATTGATGGCCAGAATTAATGTAGCCCTTCTTGCCTTCAACCGTGGGCGCGTAAGCCCGTTGGCTCTGGCCCGTGGCGATTTGGGTTCTATGGGGGCCGTTGACCGCTTTGCCCTGTCATCTGAGGTGCATACCAACTGGATGCCCCGTATCCTCGGCAGCATGATGTTGCGCCCCGGTATGGAATATATCGGCTCTACGCGGAACAACCTGGAAGCGCACCATCTCAACTTCATATACGCCCTATCTGATCAGGCCGTTATTGAACTTACCAACCTTGGTATGCGCGTAAGAGTTAACGACACGCCGATCAGCCGCCCGTCCGTTACAACGACCATGACCAATAGCGCCTTTGGCACTGACCTTACCGGCTGGACGGATTCGGACGAGGCTGGTGCCACTTCTGCATGGGTGACTGGCGGATACATGGGACTGACTGGCACAGGCACTAATGCTGCTATTCGCACTCAGCAGGTGACTGTAAGCGGTGGAAACATCAACACGGAACATGGCCTGAGGGTAGTGATTAACCGTGGTGTTGTGCGTTTCAAGGTCGGCTCTACGGCAGGCGGTGAGGAATATGTTACGGAAACCAATTTGCGCGAAGGCGAGTTCTCCTTTGCCTTCACCCCTACCGGCAACTTCCATATCACCGTATCGGCCACTACGCAGTACCAGTCGCTTGTTGATTCTATCAGCATTGAGTCTGCTGGGGACATGGTTATTACTGCGCCGTGGGCTGAGGCAGACCTTAGAAACGTCAGGTATGAGCAGTCTGGTGACGTGCTGTTCGTTGCCTGCAAGGATTACAAACAGTACAAGATCGAGCGCAGGGCGACCCGCTCATGGGGCATTTCTGAATATCTGGCGGAGAATGGCCCGTTTCTTAATGCCAACCTGAGTACGACGACCATTACCCCTTCCGCGCTTTCGGGTAACATTACGCTTACGGCATCGAAGGCTATATTCAAGTCAACTGACGTAGGTGGCCTTTACCGCCTGAGCAGCCTTGGCCAGCGCATCGAGGATACGTTTTCTGGTGCTAATGACTTCTCTGAGTCTATACGGGTGACGGGCGTTGGCGACTCCCGCAAGTTTACTATTCAGATCAGCGGCACGTTCAGCGCAACACTGACGTTACAGCGGTCTATTGAAACGGAAGGTAATTGGGAAGATGTCACGACATATACTATCCCCACTACTACGACCTATAGCGACGGCCTTGATAATCAGATCATCTATTACCGCATCGGTATCAAGACCGGGAACTATACTTCCGGCAGTGCTTCTATTGTGCTTGCCTATTCTCTTGGCACATCATCCGGTGTTGTACGCATCACTGACTTTACCAGCGGCACTTCTGTAGGCGGTATTGTACTGGATACGCTTGGCACACTTACGGCCACTTCCGACTGGGAGCGCGGCTTCTGGTCGCCACGGCAGGGCTGGCCCAGCGCGGTTGTAATCGACGAGGGACGGCTCTGGTGGGCTGGACGCGATTACGTGTTCGGCAGCGTGTCTGACGACTACGAGAACTATGATGACAGCGTTGAGGGCGATTCCGGCCCGATTGTTCGCAGCATTGGCGCTGGCCCTGTTGCGGTTATTAACTGGCTCATGGCCCTTCAGCGGCTCATTATCGGCACGGAAACGTCTGAAAAGGTGGCGCGGTCAAGCTCTCTGGACGAGCCGCTTACGCCTACGGTATTCAATCTCAAGACCCCATCGACCCGTGGCAGCACCAATGTCGAGCCGGTTAAGGTTGATACGGTAGGCATGTTTGTCAGAAACACCCGCATCTTTGAAATGTCTTACGATGGCGGGAGCCTTGAGCATAAGACCACAGACCTTACCTCCTTTGTGCCTGAAATCGGCGGCGATGGCATTGTAAGGATGGCCGTGCAGCGGTATCCTGACACGCGCCTGCATTGCGTAAAAACCGATGGCACGGCCTGCGTACTTATCTATGACCGAAATGAGGACGTAAAGTGCTGGGTTGACATCGAAACAGACGGCGTCATCGAGGACGTTGTAATTCAGCCGGGTGCGTCTACCGATGCGGAAGATTCCGTATATTACGTGATTAAGCGCACTATTAACGGCTCTGATGTGCGTTACTACGAGAAGTGGGCGCTGGAGTCCGAGTGCTACGGTGGGACGCAGAACAAGCAGGCAGACTCCTTCCTTGCCGGAACGCAGTCCAGCAGCGCCACGATTACCGGCCTCAGCCACCTTGAGGGTGAGCAGGTCATTGTGTGGGCGGATGGTGTATGTTACTCGCCTCGCTTAAATGGGGTGCAGACCACCTTTACGGTAACGGGTGGCTCCATCACGCTTGGCACAGCCGTTACCAGCTACGTCGTTGGCCTGCCCTATAAGGCGCAGTTCAAGAGCGCAAAGCTGTGCTACGCCGCGCAGGGTGGCACCGCTCTCCTGCAAAGCAAGCGGGTGGAGAAGCTCGGCGTTATCATGCGGAACACTCATAACCGCTCCCTGCGTTATGGCCGCAACCTGACGGATATGTATGAAATGCCGCTTATCGAGCGAGGCAAGTCCGTAAGCGCGAATGAGATATGGACGCAATACGATGAACGCCCGTTCGAGTTCGAGCAGGAGTTCGACACAGATTCAAGGCTGTGCCTTGAGGCGCTTGCGCCTATGCCCTGTACCCTTCAGGCAGCGGTAATGACGGTATCGACAAATGACAGGTTATGAGTGTAGAATTAAAGCCCATAACACATGACGATTATGTAAAATTCTACGATAAACAACCGAGCCATACCATTCAGGGCTATTCCGTCTTTTTTAACGGTGATCTGGTGGCGGTGTTCGGGGTTCTCGTACAGGATAAGAAGAACGCCAGGATAATGTTTTCAGATATTAGAAAAGATATTGATATTCCGAAAATAACCATCTGGCGCTGGTCTAAGAAGGCAATGCAGATGCTTGACCACATCAGGCTACCCATATATGCTTATACGCGTGGTTCAGAAAAATATCTGGAATCGTTAGGCTTTTGCTACCATGCAGATACCGAGTATGGTAAATTGTACAGGTATGTGAGGTAATTTATGGGTCCAGAAATAGCGGCTATAGCAACCATCGGCGGGAGCATTGTTTCCGGTCTTGGCCAGATACAGGCTGGCCGCGCCGCTAATGTCAGCGCGAAGTTTCAGGCGGCACAGGCCCAGCAGCAGGCAGGGCAGGAACGCGCTACGGCTCAGCGTGTTGCAATTGAGGAAAGGCGCAAGGCTAATATTGCGCTTTCCAATGCTCAGGCTGCTGCGGCCATGTCGGGCGGCGGCACGCTTGACCCTACTGTTATGCGCCTGACAGGTGGCCTTGCCCAGCAAGGCGAATATAATGCGCTCTCTGCCCTGTTCGAGGGCGAGGAAAGGGCGCGAGGTATGGAGCTGGGGGCTGCCGCAAAGCGCATGGAAGGCAAGCAGGCTCGTCGCTCCGGCATGATCGGCGGCTTAAGCACCATTGCGGCAGGAATCGGTCAAGGCCTGTACCAGAAGTATGGTAGCGGAAACACGACAAAAAGCGGCACAT